CGCTTGTTCCAATTTATCTTTTTTTGGTTCTTCTTCTTGTTTGTTTTCATTTTCCATTTTTCATATGATCTTTTACTAAGATCAAAACCTCCGTGTTGTTTTTTACTACTCTTTCCATACGGAACATAAACCAAGCTACGATTACACCTAACGCGCCTGTGTTTAATAACGATTCTAGTTCTATCATCTTAATAATCCGAAAGCAAGATTGCTTTTCTTTTCGTTTAAGTAGGCTTTTTGTCTCCTTTCCCATTCTTCCTCGTAGGATTTTTGTTGCCTGTTAAATTCATCAATTTTATTTTGGAATTCTTTTTGTCTTTGTATTCTTAGCCGTTCGTCTCTTTCTTCTATTGAGCGAGTTAATTCTTCTTGTTTTCTTTCTTCTTCGTCCATCCTGTCTTGCCATTCTTGTGCTAGTTTTTCATCTCTAACATCAATAGCATTTTGTTTTTCTTGTTCAAGAAGTTGAAAATGTTCATCTCTTTCTTGTTGAGCGATTTCGTCTTGTTGTCTCTGTTCCTCAAATCTTGCGTCACGTTGTGATTGTAATTCTCTTGTTTCTTCCCAATAGGCTTCCTCTTTAAGTTTTTGTTCTTGGTTTCTTTGGGCTTGTAATAAATTTTGTTGTGCTATTTTTGCTGCGTTTTTTACTTTAAGTTTTTCTCTTGCGACGTATGTTAAAGGATTCCAGTCTCCAAAAACAAAAGTTGCTTCTTCCATAGCATTTAAAGAATCGTTTAATAAATCTGAATAAAACTCTACTGCTTCTATATCATCATCCGCTAAGGCTCTACTTTGTGCCATATTTATACTTTGCACAACATCTCCCTCTGCATTAGGAGTCATGACTTTAGAAAATACCGCAGTTCCTTCTCCAACACTTAAAGCACTTAATAAAATCCCGAGAACAACTTTCGGTGATTTAGCAGTTTCAGCCAATTTTTTTAAGTATCTTACAGTAGCCCTCATAGTTTTTGAATTTATAGTAGTTTTTCCTGCTGTTGAGATTGTATCTTTTGTCTCTTTTAATGCAAGTTCAACTAATCCCTCTAATCCTTCTCCTGCTGCAATTCTTTCAGCATTAACCCCTAGTTTTAACAGTCCTTGTTTAACTGCTTTATCTTTTGCTAATTTTGCTAGGGCAGTAGCTCCTACTTTTTGTACTCCTCCCCCTATCATTAAATCCATCGGATCTATATTTCTGTTGGCTTGTTCAGCTGCTAACTGAAATGGATTTTGCCCTTCTGTCCATGTTCCTGCTCCGCCAGTAAATTCGGAAGGATCGTTGGTTGGTTGTGTAGCTGGTTGTACAGAAATTCCACTCTCACTACTTGTAGCTGGGTTTACAGATATATTACTTCCACTTGATCCACCACCGCCATCTGTTCTACTTGGTGCTCTGGCTGTTGTGATTTTTCCTGTTTCATCTAACGTTCTTGGCGTTGCTGTTGGGCTAACTGTTGCACCTGCTTTATCTATTAAAGCTAGGTTGTTTGTTGCAGAAAACTCACCATTAACTGGATTTACTCTTATTCCTGAGCCGGCTGTTCCCGCTGCTATTGTTGGTCTATTTCTGCTAACAGAATTCATTGGCAACCCAGCTGCTTTTCTAGCTAGGTTTTCTTTTCTACCAGTAGCGTTTTCTAGTTGACTTGAAATTTTGGCTTGTCTTTGGGCTACTGTTTGCTTTTTACTTGGAGTAGTGTATTGGTTTTGGACAACTTTTCTTTTAAATGCCATTATTGAACACCTTTGGTCTGATTTACTCCGGTTTGTTCTGGGTTTAGGAAAGTATCTTCTTTTGTTGTAGCTTGCATTGTCTCGCTTTTGCTTTGGTCAGATAGCATTTCATTTTGTAAACTTGCCGGAAATTCTAAATCAATCTCAAAATTTAGCTGTGCTAAAACTTGCTCCTCAACAAATAATTGCTCCTCTTCGATTATTTGCTCGAAAGCTAAATAAGCTATTTTTGCACTTGCTTCGGTGATCTCTTGAGAACCACCAATTATTATTTGAGGAACTCCTGTTGCTTGAAAGAAGTATTGATTTAATTGATTGATCCAAGGGAGTGGGTTGAGTGTAGCGTTTGGAGCTACTCCACCTGTTTCTCTTTCGACCGCACCTTTTGGAATATAAATATTTTCTCCCTGTGAGCTTGCTTTATCAGCTTTGGCTTTAAAAGCAGCAATTTTTGCTGTATCATCTGTATCTAAGTGCCATACAGTTACTGGATAAATATTCCTGTGAAGTAGTTTCTGGTAGTCTGCCATCGCTTCATTACGCATTAATATAATTTTTTCAACGGCTGGAATTATAGAAACTCCGTGTATTTCATCAGCTACTCGGTTTCTTGCTAGATGAAAAATATTTTCAGGCTCAAATTTATGAGTAGTTTTTTTAATTTTGTTAATTTGTTCATAACGAATTATAATCCCTTTTCTGTCAACTACTATTCTGATATTACTTGGATCTAATGGCTTTAAGTTAATTAAGTTTCCTTTTGGGTCTCTTATTATTTCACAAAAAGAATCGCCGCCAATGTGGTAAGTACGGACGGCGTTCTCTAAGATGGTGTTAAATGAGTCTTTGCCCCATCCCCTAATATTAGAAAGTTTCATTGTTGTAATATCATCACTTTTAAAACCCTTTCCTATTGTCCAAGTAGCTTTTGCGTCAATAGCGGAAGCTAGTTCTGGAATTGTTTTATAATATCCGAGATATTGTGACCAGTTAGTATTATCATAATATGTTTCTTTGCTATCATTTGCTGAGTCTGTTGTAACTGCGTTTACTGAGTAATCTGTCTGGGTGTTTTTTAAATTTCCATAGTCCGCATTTCCTATATCTGTTTCAGGCATTTTTAAGCTGCGTTGTTGGCTATGACTGATGAAGTACCGCCGTCAACGATTGTTCCTCCGGTTGTTGTAGTGTAAGCATTTCCTACTATTACGTTTTTAGTAGATGTACCAACACCCCCTTTACTTATAACTATTTGGTTATTGGTATTTTCAGTAATTCTGTTGCCCGTTACTGTAGATGTGTCAGAGTTGTGCAAAACTATTCCTCGATAATTGCCTATAATGATATTGCCTGTTATAGTAGAATCGTGAGCCGGAGCTAAATAAACACCATCATCACCATTACTATAAATTTGATTATTAGAAATTATATTGTTACTTCCAGCAGTACAATAAATCCCCATACCTACTTGACTGTATATGTGACAGTTAGTAACAGTTACCTTTCCAGCAGTACCCTGAATGTCTATTCCGTGAAATCGCCCGCCAGTAATCCATAAAGAATCTATATTAATGTCGGTTGGATTAACTATCTTGATCCCGCGTTGATCTGCAAAGAATCCGCCAGTCCTACCCAAGATTTTAAAGTTGTTAAGAATTATGTTAGATTTTCCACTTATATTAATAGCTACCATATCGCCACCATTACCAGCACCATCTAAAACAGTAGCTATACCAGCACCTATTAAAGTTACATTATCTTTATTAATTTCTATTGATACACTAAGAACATAAGTTCCCTCTTTAATATAAACTACGCCGCCAGCGTTTGGTAAAGCGTCTATAGCTTCCTGAATGTTGGCAAAGTCGCCAGTTCCGTATAAAGCTACTGTAGCAGTACTAGCACCTGGTCGGCTTGCTCCCATACCCTGATCAAAACTCTGTGAATGCGAAAAGTTCTGATTCATACCAAAGTCAAGTGCCATTATATACTTACCGAGCCTAGCACGTCAATGATTTTGCCGTCGTTTCTATTTTTCCAACTACTAGCAAAACCTAGTGCAACAGATTCATCTCCGAGATCAACTCCTTTGTGTTCAACTCTACCCAGCAATCTGCCGAATTTCTCGACTCTATTTTTTTTATTTATTCTTATAGTAACCATTTCCCCCAAAACCCGATCCTCTAACCATTTTTGAGAGGTCTTTCCATCTGCACTTAATTGGAAACTTGTGTCTCTCTCTGAATTTTCTTTTAATTCTCTGGCTGATATATTACTCATTCTAATAGGAAAATCAAAAGTTCTTTCTTGCCATCTTACTTTTATTGTATCTCCATCATGTACTTTAACAACTTCTGCGTCGAAATCTTCCATAATTTGTTTATGTGGGCTTTCAAAATAATAAATCTGCATTTGGCTGTTGGTTAGTTCTGGAAATCTATTAAAATCATGCGCCATTCATAAAGTCCACTACTTTTTTATCTCTTAGCAAAGATAATGCACGTAATGCTCCGTCTCTTAAAATATTAATCATGTCTTCCGCTTCAATTCTACTCGTAAATCCAGCCATATTAAAACTGATGATGTAAATAGCAACTAGATTAGAAGCACATTCGCTTAGAATACCCTTTACATCTGCATTTAATCCTGCATAAGCGTCGCTCCAATTATATCGGGAAACACAGTTGATTAAAGATTCTACTTGGAGACAGAGAGCATTAATTCTTGCTTCTGTTATACTGGTGTCATAATTCTCACCAGCTTTTACTAAGATTTCATCAGATGTTGCAAATATTCCAGTGTGTGCCATAATTTTAGTTAATATATGTAAATATTTAAACTTTTTGTACGAATTCCCCAAACTGCGCGAATTAAAGATTCGGTAATATCTGAATAGTTTCCAAAAATTATTAACTTTCCGTTAGAGTATTCTGCTTGAATACTCTTTAGACTGTGGAAGAGATCATCATTCTTGAACAGTCTGATTTT